ATGTTCTTTTATGATCCAAAGCATAAAGATACATTACCATACTATGACCAGTTTCCTCTTATCTTTGTTATAGGAGATGCTAAAGGTGGTTTTATGGGATTAAACTTACATTACTTGCCACCAATTCTAAGGGCTAAACTACTAGATGGTTTAATTGATCTAAAGAATAATGATAAGTACAATGAAACAACAAGACTAAAACTTAGTTATGAGTTACTCAATGGCTCATCTAAGTTTAAAGAATTTAAACCTACAATAAAACACTATCTTACAGCACACGTTAAAAGTAGATTAGCATTAGTACCACCATCAGAATGGGAAATCGCTACATTCTTACCTATGGCTCAATGGAAAGGTGCTTCTTCCAACCAAGTGTATAAACAGTCAAGGAAAATGATATGAGCTTTAGCGTTGATCAGATGAAATCTCTTATAGGCAAAAAGGGTGGTCTTGCAATGGCTAACCTATGGAAAGTACAATTGCCAAACTTAGGTGTAGAAGCATCATATGATCTAAACTTACTTTGTAAAGATGTACAATTGCCTGGTCGTCAGATACTTACTCAAGAGCGTATCATTGGTATGAAGCAGAAAAAAGTTGCTTATGGTTATGCTGAAGAGGATGTTTCTATGACATTCTATGTAATGAATGATTACGGCATTAAAGAATACTTTGATGAGTGGCAATCTAGGATCATTGACTTTCAAACAAAAGAATTAAAATACAAAGATGATTATGTCTTTGATATAGAAATTACTCAATTACAGAAGAAAAAACGTAACGGTCTTACTGTTAATTTTGAGATAGACTTTACTGCAAATAACTTAGCTGATCTATTTGATTTCAGCATTACAAGTGATATTGAAGTATATAAATGTAAATTGATTAGAGCATTTCCAACTACGATTAATGCTCTTCAACTAAATAGTGAGCAAAATGGTTTGCTTGAATTAAACGTCCAGTTCAGCTATGATGACTGGGTATCTTAACATGGAGTTATTATGGCTTTACCAAAACTAAACGACCAACCAAAATATGAATTGATCATACCTTCTACAAAGCAAAAGATTAGATTTAGACCATTTCTAGTTAAGGAGGAAAAAGTTCTTTTACTTGCTATGGAATCAAAAGATGAGACACAGATTTTATCATCTATCATTGATACTATTCAAGCTTGTTCTGAGGATGAATTAAACACATCTAAACTAACAACATTTGATATTGAATTTATGTTTACACAACTAAGATCAAGATCAGTTGGTGAAAATGTTAAACTATCATTAGCTTGTGGCGAATGTGAAGAACCTAATGAAGTATCAGTACCTATTGATAATATTAATGTACAAGGTAATATGAATTCAGAAGGATCTGTAATTGAATTAAATTCTGATATATCATTAGAGCTACAATGGCCTACTTATAATAATGTAGTAAATGAATCAAAGGCTTTATCTGGTAAATCAAGCTCTGAGTCTACATTTGATATGATTAAGATGTGTATTAAGACTGTGATTACTGAAGAAGAAAGAATTGACTTTGCGGGTGAAAGTAAAGTTGATCAAGATAACTTTATTAACTCTATGAATACTAATGATCTTAATGGTATTAAAGATTTTATGGAAGATATGCCAACACTTAAACACGATGTTAAATTTGTTTGTCATAGTTGTAATAAAGATAATGAAATAACACTAAGTGGTATGCAAGATTTTTTCTAGTATGTCTGTCTCATAATAGTATAATTAATTACTATAGAAATAACTTTGCTTTAATGCAACACCATAACTATAGTTTGAATGAGATAGACAGTTTAATACCATGGGAAAAAGAAGTTTATATAACAATGCTTGAAACGCATTTGAAAGAACAAGAAGAAGAAACCAAAAGGCAGAACAATGGCAACTAATCTCGAAGATGTAGTAAAGCAATTACATAAGAACAATACAGAGACTGCTAATCTCAATAGGAACTTTAAACAATGGTTCTTAGCTCAAGAGCGTGCACGATTAGATGCCCTTGAGAAAGAACGAGAAAGCAAGTCCGATAAAAGTGATAAGCCAGTACAAGCTACTAAAGTTGGTAATGATAAAGATGGTCTTAATAATCTAGGTCTATTTGGTTTAGCTGGTCTAGCTGGAAAGCTAGGAACATTTCTTGCTGGTATTGGTGCACTAGGTTTAGCTATGGCGGGATTACGTGGTTGGGAATTACCTCTTATCAAGAAGCTTAACAGTCTTACTGGATTTACAGCAAAGATTGGTGATATAATTGAAGAAACAAAGGGTAAGTTTAAAACTAACTTTAAGACATTAGTACCAAGGCTTGGTATACAAATACGGTCTATGCTTCGTCCTTTAACTGCAGCATCTACAGCATTGGGTGCATACTTCTTAGGACCAGGTGCAAAGATAGGTGGATTTATAGGTAAGTTTTTTGGTGGTGCAGCACGTGGTGTTGTTGGAGTTGCAGCCCCTCTTTTAAAACTTATGGGTAAGATACTATATCCTATAGGTATTCTAATGTCTGTATATGATGGCTTTTCGGCATTCGGTAAATCAGATGAAGAAACATTCTTAGGAAAATTTGGCGATGGCTTTTCAGCATTTGTCGGTTCATTTATTGGCGCACCTTTGGATCTAATTAAAAATGGATTGGTCTGGGGTGTTGGAAAAATGTTTGGTCTAAGCCCTGGTGCAAATGGTAGGTATAATTCAAATTCTGGTTTAGGTAGATTTTTAAATGCCGCTAAAGGTATGAGCTTTGAAGAAACTATTAAAGGTATTGTTAAAGCACCGTTTGATCTTTTCACAAATGCCGGATTATATATTGATGAGTTAGCAAGAAAACAAGAAGAAGGCGGCGATAAGGCAGTATTTAAGAAATTATGGGAAGATACAAAGAAGGTAGTATATGGTACTGTTCCTGCTACTGAGTGGTTATTTGATCTAATAATTGGTAATGCAGCAAAGACTTTAGCTGAAGTCGCAACTAGTAAAGAACTTTCTGATGAAGAGTTTACAATAAATCCAATAACGTCTGTTAGAAATTTTATAAAGTTTATTAATGGTGAATTAGAAGTACAACAAGAAGATAAAGATGGTGCAGTAAGAGAAGTTTCTAAGTTTAAGATGTTTTGGAAAAATGCTGGTGATAATGCAATGAAAGATTTAAATGGATCTTGGTTAAATATTCAACTACAGTTCCAAAGATTGACAACATTTCTATCTGAGATGCCACAGAAATTAATGATTATTACTGTTAAGAAACTTAATAGTAAACTACCAGAATTCTTAAAAATGGATACACTTGAAAATACCCTTACAAAAGAACTTGAATCTATGCAGTTAAGAAATATTGAAAGACAGAATAGTGTTCTTTTAAAACAATTACAAAGCGGTAATATATCTACTGGCCAATATTTACAAGAGTCAGCTGCTTTACTTAGGAATGCCGATAGAGGTGGTAGAGGTCAATTATTATATCAAGATAATACTCAGAATAATCCAATAAATAATGTGGCGATTAACACTATCCCTGGTCCTTTGAGATTATCAGCATCTGGTAATGATAATACCTTTGGGGCTACTGCTAATACAGGTAAAAAAGGACCAGCTGGTATCTAAAAAAAAGGGCGGAGAATAAACCCCGCCCCTTTAAGATATTTAATTAATATTAATCTTCGGCTGCAAGACGGGCAAAGTATGACATAGTGTCATCAGTACCTGTACTCTCCATAGCCTCTGCCGTTACTGGCTCCACAGCTGCCGCAAAGGCAGGTGCTTCAGAAGCAACCGGAGAAGGTGCTGCAGAAATTGTTTCTAACTCTTCACGAGCTTGAGTTGTCATAGTGCTAGTACCTAACACTTTATTTAACTTAGCCTTTAACTCATCATATGATTTATAGTTCTTAGGATCAGAGAATTCTGTTAGATCATGTAATTTGCCATAAATCTCTTCCAATTCACTTTCATCTGAAGACAAAGCACTTGCTGATGCAAACTCAGACTTGTCATAGTTTCGGTAACCTTCTACTTGACGTATCTTTAATTTAAAGTGTGCACCTTCCCAAAAATCAAATGGGTTGATAGGTGATTCATCTGCAAACTGTGGTTGCATAACATCCATGATTTTATCAAAGATTTTCTTACCGAACTGATACAACACAATCTTACCTTCATTAGCAGGATTAGCTGGATCAGAAACAACCATTGCATTAACTACATAGTGTAGTCGCCGCTTTTGTTTACGAACTATTTCTTTATTCGAGTCAATACCCGAGTTCCAGAGTTCTGAGTTATGCTCAGACACTGGGTCTTGCTGACCAATTGAAGTCAATGATTTTTCTATGTACCATTGACCTGTTGGTCCTTTGAATCCATGATCCCAATAACGGACCCATGGTAATTCAGAACCTTCGGTTGCTGGAAGAAAGCGAAGTACAGCATAGCCATTACCTGCTTTATCCACCGTTGGTTTCCAAACACGATCATCACCATAATTTTTCTTACCACCGCCACCGGCGCCAGCGGCATCTGCGGCTGAGATAAGTTTTGAGATTTGATCACGATTACGTTTTAGGTTTGCAAAAGACATTTATATTTTCCTTATGTTTTATATTGCTGAAGTATTACTGTAATATCATACTATATTTTCGGCTCAATGTAAACCCTTTATTCTTCAAAAGGTAAACTATTTTGCCTAGGGAGATAGTTCAAATTCATAGCCTCTCCCTCTAGTTTCTCAACGATAACACCGTTGAGAAATTTCTTTACATCTTCGGGCTCAATGTTTGTTTCTTCACAGACATCTATCACTGCATCCATATAGGATAACTTTTTGCCAAATACGGTAGTTTCTACCATACGAGAGAATTTACTTTTATTCAAGAAAACTGCTTCACTCATTTATCCATAGCCCTTAATATAATTGTTTCTTTATTTAGTCTTCCATTAGGTACCTCTGTTTTGGTAGTCAGAGTTCCCCACATCTTATTAATCTGATTAGGTGTTTTACCTAAAGCAACTGGGAGGACTTCAGAAGGTTTTCTGATCTTCGTCATCCTTGATTCATCAAGATCAAAACCTTTTAAGGTTGTTCCCTTGACTTCAAACCCAGTTGCTTTACGGCTTACATATTCGGTCAGCTGTTTATATTTAGTGTTAAAGGTATACAATCTCATAGCACCAACAACCATCATTGGATGTATTGACTTGATCTTATATTCTTTAGACTCCAACAAGAACTGCATCTTAGCTACTTGTTTATCTGCACTCTTAACTCTAGGTTTACGAGGTGCACGTGTAGCTTTTTTGCTCATGATGTACTTTTGCGCATCATCTATAATATGCTGAACGAATTCCAGATATTTCTTTCTAGCACGTGTTGGTACATTTTCATAACCCTCAATCAGATCAGGGGTCTTTTTTGTAACCAACTCATTGAGTTCATCACGCAATGGTGTGTAGTAAGAAACAACTGCACTAGCTGTCGACTGAGGATAAGCATCTTTAGTCAGTTCGTCATATATAGAATACTTCATCTGAACTTCATGTTTATCGTCAAAGTATGCATCAAGAATATTCTCAATGCCGCCAATAAACTCAGATGTTTTTTCTTTTATGATCTCAGCTGGTGTTTTGCGAGGATTAATTGCTACAGCAACATTCTCTTCCTTAGCCGTTAAGGCTTTATTACCTAATACAGTAATATATTCAAAGAATGTTTCCAGTGCTGCTTTTGCATTCCAATTGGGAGGGAAATCGTGCCCTTTTTGCTCCCACAAAATAGTAGAAGCAATAAAGTGCTTGGGTGTAAAAGCATATTCTGGTGCAGCAAGATAGACCCGCTGGGTAG